CTGGACAATGCTTCGGCTGGCGCAAAGACCAGACGGAAGATGAATGAGCGATCGCCAAGATCCATGTCTTCTATCGTAATCTCATCGTCCCCTACAGGTTCATCCACGATCTTAGGAGATATCAGCCCTGCCGTACAGACGATCTTCAAGCTATCCAGCATGTTGATAGCTTCTTGCTGATCTTCAGGCGTAGTTAGGAACTTCTCAAACTGATCATCCTCACCACGATCGTAGATAAGATCAAGCATAAGCGTGGTCAGCACTTGTGGAATTTTACCAAGACGTAGCAGAGCATCTGGTCGTACAGTACGAATACGAACCAGATAGCCGCTATAAGGGAGCTGAATCAGCTCCCCCTCTTCACGATTCTTGCGCCATTGAGAACCAGACGTTACGGGTAAAGTTTCCATGATTATGGAAGCATTGCGATATTGGTAGGTGGCATTGCGGTGATCGGCACATCTGTAGGATGTGTGATGATATTGATTGCTCCCCAACGATTGTCGTCCACAACTTGCATGGTCACTTCGGGAATGGCGAAAGTACCATATTCCATCTGTGCCAGCGTGAAGCCCGACATAACCTTACACTTCGGCAACCACAGCCAAGTATCACCTGTTTCTGCCGAGAGTGCCTTGAGGATAATCCCAACATAAGGCATCTTCTGTGCGCCAGCAATCATCAACTGTCGAGTTGAGGATGGTGACGAAGATGTGACTGCCTTGCCGAGTAGAATGGCTAGGGTATCTAGATTCAAACCACCCCATCTCATTTGCACCGTACCGCCAATCGCTTGAGCTGCGATGGCTGTCTGTGTATCATCACCAGTTAGAATGGCACTGATGATTTCCATCGTAACACTACCCATCTGGATAGACATAATGTCACTTCCAGCGGGAGGGGCATACGACGGTGAAGCAGGTGCGACGCCAGCCGTCCATGCTGCAATTTTGGCATCATTAAGACCAAATTGTGGTGATCCCTGTTCAAAAGGCATTGTTCTTCCTCCTAAGACTAACTATTTAACCCAATCAATAAGACCCAGATTAGCCATACCTTGAAGCCCTGCACGAAGTCTTCCAGGCCAGTAGTCCAAAGCTGGCCCTATGATGCCCCATCTACCCTGATAGGCAAACTCTAACCAGACGCCATATTCAGTATCAGGATCATAGGACATACGGATTACACCTATCGGCCCCACAGACTCATCTACGTATGCGGTCAAACCTTCGCGAGCATGGATGAGACCTGCTGGCCGTTGATCATCTGGACGATCAGTCCAGGGAGCATTGTCCTTCATCCATTGCTCAATCTGTGGTGCATAGTCATGCGCTACGAACTTCCCCGACAAGAGCACTTGATCGATGAACTCGTTTGCTATTTCGGGGAAACGCATAGTGGGTGGAACTGTCCATCTGACTCCCATAGCCATCCGTCTCCTTAGCAATTACCTCTATCAAGTTCGCTGCCGCATCCATCCAAGTTTGATGGGAAGATAACCAGTTCCTAGCTTGTAGACCAACGTGCCTACCGTAATCCGGATGCTCATAGCAATGCAGCATTTCTTCCGTTACTCTATTGACGTTAGCTACTTCCCAAGTTCCACCACCACCCAATTTGGATGAATCGTTAATATCTCGCATCTCTCCAGACGGCAGGACGATAGCCCATTCGTCCGTATGACCATCATCCAACCCTGTATTCTGCATTACAATTACAGGAAGCCCCATCATCGCTGCTTCACGATGTGGCATCCCCCAACCCTCAGAACGAGACGGCAGAGCAACACAATCTGCTTGCCGATAAAGATCCGCCATATCTTGATATTCACTTATATCCACTTTAATACGTGGATCCCAATCTTCAGCTTTCGCTATCTTCATTAGCATAGGATTGCTATTGGGCAAGCTCTTGATAATTAACCTAACGTTCTGATTGCCAGTGGTCTTGCCGCCAAAGGCTTTGTAGAAAGCATTGTACACTTCATGCCAACCCTTACGATCTCCTCGATCAGCGAGTGTAAGGAAAGTATACGGTCTATCTACCTTTTCGGTAATCAATGGGAACTCGTCTGGATCAGTACCTAGATGCACTACCGATATAGGGAATTTGAAACCGCTATCGGCAAACACATTAGCGCAGAACTGAGAAGGCACAATCAAGCGTTCTACATTCGCTCTCTTGATCTTCTTCACCGTTGCTGCCGCAAGTTTGTTCCCTTCACACATCGTGAAGAGCCAATGCTTTCCAGGTATTCGGATGATAGATCTAAGATCAAAGTAAGATATTCTAAGATCATCTGGACGTACATCCATTTGATTAAACATCCACTGTGGTCTCTCCAGATCACCAGCAGTAAGATGTTTAACATCTACACCAAATACTTGTAGATGCTTTACCATCCAAGCCGAAGATCTACCAAAGCCATTGTACTGAAGATAGTAGCTAATCCAGTTAAGTCTCATACAACTTTCCGTAATCGTTTGGACATGAAGTCTGTTCTCATCATTCTTGCGCCAGATAACCCTGCATCATCCATCAGAGGACCAGTCGTGTAAATCCATTGTGTAGGCCAATAGCTAGGAAACTTGTACCCATGCAATATCATAAAGAGCCTGTTGATGATAGCTTCTATGGTATTGTAAGCCATGTCCTGATAGACCCAACACTCTATAGCTTGATTTACACCTACGATCTTTTCCTTGATATCTGCAACTCTAGTATCAGGTATCGGTGCTCTGGCTTTAACAATGATGATCGGCAGCAAGTAACCATCTGCATCATACGCCGCTGGTGTGGAACCTCTGTTAACGCCTTCATTGGGAAGGCTTGTGTAAGGATAGATTCCACCAGTCGCCAAAGCCATCAGAGCAGAGTCAGTCTCCAGATAGGCAGTAAACGTTTCTTCTACTGTTGTGGCTGGAGCTAACTGCGCTCGATAACTAGGCGGCATCTTCCGTCCCATGCAACATATCATGCACGAAAGCGATCAGGTCAGATACGTAGTCATCCGAGGGTGTGAATCCATACTTCTCCTCGATTTGCGCTGACACCATATCGATATCGCTATCGCGATTAAGATTCTCGAAGCTGAACTCTTCAGGTTCTTCTTCCTCGATAGGAGGAGCTTCTTCCTCGAAAGGTTCTTCTGGTTCTTGCATTATCCGTATGCCTCCCAAATTGTTTGGATTTCGCCAAGTGTAGGGATGATATCTATACAACGATATTGATCACCTTCATAGACGAAAACATAGTTTTCCTTAATGTCTGTGTTCGGCAAGGTAGCGTGATTACGAATACCATATACAATGACCTTGCGCTTAGGAGCTGTACCTGCTGTACTCATGGAAGGTGTTGCCGTGTTGTCGCTTTCCACTCGTACCGCTTGTCCAGGAAGCTTCACGCCAGAAGAGTTTTTGAAGATTACCATCAGAGGATTTTCCTGGATTCTACGCCAAGATTCAGCAGCAAAAATCTGCTCTCTTATTGCTCTACTTCTAGGAGTAGCTATAATACCAGTTATCCAGGATTGTAAATCTACCATGTGTATCCCCAAGGATATTCCTTGACGCGAGGCGGCTGTTGCATCGGCTTGCCGCTTCTGACAGCCCCGCTTTCACTAGCCGAGATTTCTGCTATCTCTAACTTGGCTTCCCATCTCTCAAGCTCCTTAGCGAGCTGTGCATATCGTTGCGACGCCTTCTCTGATGTTCTGTTCTTCTGATAATCTACTTCATTAGCAGCTTGCATCAAGAGACGGCGCAACGATATAACTCTGGTAGCTATCGTTACAGAAGTAGGGTCATTGTACTGCTCGCCAGCTTCCAGGAAGATGTCATCTATAACTTCATTAGATAGACTTACCTCATCATCTGGCAGAAAGCCCAAATCCATTCGTAATCGTTGCTGCTCTAGCGTTGTAGCCATGAGCTACTCCTCAACTACTAGGTAGGCCAGGTGATCTCTTCGGTGGCACGCAGGACGTTAGCGTAGATGCCCAACCACACATCCCACACAACCTGATCCATAATGAAGCGGCTCACATCAGCGTTGCCCATGACTGATTCCAGCGATTGCTTCACAAGGCTTTGGAAATCCTGTTCCTTGTAAGCTGTGCTGATCAGATAAGCCTTGCCGAGCGTAACGCCAGGATAGGCGACGGTCTTCTTACCACGCACACCAGACCAGCCAGAGTACCCGATAACGCTAGAAACAAAGTTGACTGCTGCCGAATCCAGCGCAAAGCCTTCCTGAGGAACACGAGTCAACATGCGCTGAATCATGAAGGTCTGGGCAGGGTGACAAAGCAAGATATATGGCCCACTACGAGGATTGACTGGATCGGTCTGGGAAGACACGACAGCACTTTCCAATGTGAGTGCCCAATCTTCAGTGGTGGTGACACCCGAAGTGACAGCCGCCGTCTGATTTGCAGCCGCATAGGTCGCCGTAAGAATGGGCGAAAGATGCAGGTGATTCATCAGCGCATTATGGGCTTCACCAACTGCACGCTCGATGCGAGCAATCTGCCAAAGCTGATTGAACATCGTCAGCTTCTTGCTGTACTCCAGACCAACACCGAACTGACGTTGGGAAACTGAAGCTTCGGCAGAGCGCACATGGCCGAACTTGACTTCACCGCCTTCGAAGATTTCCTCGAAGATGAAGCCTCCTGGCCCCCAATTCTTGATGGTCAGGGTTTCTGGCAGCGAGGAATCTACGATGATGTCATAGATTGGTTCATAGAGGGTCGGCACACGGACACGGCCAGCATCAACCTCATAGCGGACGCGAGTATACCAATCCGCTGCGAAATCATCTGCACCAATGAACTCGTAAACGCTACGTCCCCCACCCTGATTGATTTCCCGAAGGTTCTTGGAAAGATCAAATCCAGGAGCGAATTGCATATACGGTTTGTCTACAACATCAGAATTTCCTAAATACTTTACAGGCATTTTCGTTATCTCCTATGCTCAGCTCAACTAAATCAAAAGTAAAAGATTAACTCGCATAAGCCATTGAGTTAGCGGCGAGCATACGACCGATCACGACGTTGTTGGCATCCTTAGCTTCCATCGCCTTGAAGAAGGCAACAGATCCAGCCGCTGGAACCTTCGTGTAAGCTGCATCTTGTGGCGTGTGACCAGTCACAGAAGCCAAGACCAAGTAAATGATCTCACCCTTCGCAACGGCCAGAGCAGCAGGAACCGTGAATTGATAGGCACGATCATCGATCGCGATGGCAATCGTTTCACCGATCTTACCATCACTTTCTGCGATGCCTACCCATCCTTGCGCCACCACAACCTGACCCTTCGCGACAGCAGCGGTGAGGGTGACGTTTACAGCTTTCCCATCATTGTCAAAATACGACAGAAGTCCGGACATTTCTTATCTCCTCATTCCTTGTGATATATCTAAAGTCTTACTTAGTTGCTGGTAAGACGAACCAAGTGCCCTTCATGCCAGGAACCCCGCCACTTTGGGTTGAAGACTGGCTCTGCGTTGGAGTGGTTTGCGACGGCCCCATTGTTTCTTGGAGTTCCAATTGCAGAGCCTTCTTCACCGACGGGCGATTGAGAACTTCAGCGTAGATGGTATCTACCTCTGCCACTGTCTTCGGGGCTTTGGATTCTACCAGTTCTACCACCATCTCACGGATGCTTTCAACCTTCACAGCTTTATCGCCTGTGCTACTGATCTCAACGATACGAGCTGTGACGGCATCCTTCTCACGTTGAGTATCACGCTCCTGGATTTTCTTAACTTCGGTTACAATATCACCGTCGCCAAGTCCAAGACTCTTGCGAATGTCTGCCGTAAACTCTTGGATAAGTGCAGCCTTGACTTCGGCAGGGAGAGAGGCAGCATCAGTCGCTTTCATTTCACGGAGGGCTTGCGCCTTTTCTTCTTCTGTCATTTTCTTAGCTCCTTGTGTTCTTACGACTATGATGCCACCCTGCTCTGCCATTTCACGGGTCAAAAGCGGAACGGCAGCAAGGTCAGCGATTCCAGCACGATCTGCTGGAGCAATATCTATTTGATTAAGACGCAGCGTAGAAGCGATCATCTTGTGTGCGCCTAACGCATCGTCCCAAACACCCTCACCTGTGGCATCAATGGAAGTAGCAATCTTGCTTCCAGTTGCTCGGTAACGTTGCAGACGTGAGCGAGATTCACCCATAGGTAAGAAGCCCTTGCCCAAAAGGTATTCCTTGACCCGCATCGCTCCCACCCAATGAACTGCTTCTGGCGGCATTGCCCATCCCTTTTGATCTGAGGATAGATGCCCCATTAATCCAATAGGCTTGCGGTCTGCAACCTGTCGCTCAAGCTCCAAGAGGAAAGCTTCATCGTAAAATCTACGATTGCCAGACAAGACGTTCGCCTTACCAATTGGTAAGGTAACGAAGACAGGCTTGGCTTCACCGTCAGTGAGTTCCTGGAAATCCACATCTTTGAACAGCGGAATTTCGGGGAAGGAACCCTGAAACTCCGAGATGATGAGGGTATCGTGGAACGCACCAGTTACGTTTTCTTCAGCCATGAGACCTCCTTACGAAATCTTCCCTGTCGAGCTAGTGGGTGAAGGGGGTGGTGTAGATGACGATGGCTGTGATGGAATTCGCGAAGAAGGTTGCTGTGATGGCTCGGTAGAATCATCCACCGTATTAGTAGCAGATTCCCCTTGCTTTTCCACGAGAGCAACAATTTCAGCTTCCGCCGCTTCCGTCACACGCTCGCGATTCTTATGCGCCTTCTCGTACTCTAAGATCGCCATGAGTTGCTCTTGCGGCAAGCCACTCTTCACTAGCTTGAGGACTTCCCCCTCAGTCAACTTGTCGTATCCAGGAACAGGTTCCTGTCCCGCAGGAGGCGGTACGGCTGGAGGAGTGATGGTGCTTTGAGTAGGATCAACCTCTGCGGAACCTTCTTCTGTTGTATTCATATTAGGATCTCCTTTAATGGTATAAGGTGCGGCAGAAGATATAGGCTGAATCTTTCTGGGTTCCGGAAGTTTAATCTTCCGAATATCCTCTTCCTTCATATTGTTACGCATAAGACCGTCGAGCTTGGCTTCCAGCGCAGCCAGCGAATTCTGAACTCTAGTCAGCTCTTGCTCTACTCGCTGGGATTCCTTTGACATCGTCATCTTCTTCTCTCCTTATATGTCTAGCGTTTCTATTTCCAACTTTAGTGCAGGATCCATTTCATTTGTCTGCTGCCGATTCTTGCCGATCTTATTGGGATCAGCAGGATCAGGTGCATTAGCCGCTTGCATCTTCAATTCATTTTCCATCTTAGCGGCAGCAAGCTCATCTCGTTTGGCTGCATCCTTCTTAGCTTGCTTCAGCACTTTTTCAGGATTCTCGATTTCGAGCGGCAGCAAGGTCAAAGCTGTTTCTTCGTCGAGTAGAGATTCCCCGAAAGCCCAAGCGACAGCATCCATAACCATGCGCCCGTTCTGCGTGAGCTTGTTCCACTGGAGCTGAGGCTCTTTATAGTCTTCGGTGATTTCCACTACAGATAGGTAAGCACCAATCACCTTAGCTGTGTACAAGAGCCAAGGAGTGCAACTCTTCTGCCGAGCCCCAATGAATACCTCGAAGACAGGCATTTGAGTCTCGGCAGAAGCCTTGCTTCCCTCAATCGCATTGCCCAATACGAATTCCGGGATCTCTAGATGCTCAAGGATTAAATAGAAGAGTAGCCCTAAGATCTTCTCGGCGTCCTGTGCAAAGGAGCCAGGAGATTCATAGGAAAAGCTAGCTCCAGATAGGGTCAGCACATCTGACATATCGATGCTAATGCTTTCTGCTTCCCGCACGCTACCATCCGGAAGCTTAGTCGCATTCTTGCTGCCGTATCTTTTCCAGAACGCATTAAGATCTTGTACCGTATTAAAAGCAATCACAGGTGTTGGACGACCCTGCAAGATGTTACCTTCTACTGAAGCTTCAAGGATTTGCCCGTAACGGTGAAACAAATCCAGTAATCCCTCGCACTCTGGATGTCCGAACTGTTCACCTTCACCTGGATGATTAGGTACATGGACGACGGGTATAATCCCAATAAGATTAGGGAAGACTCTTGTTGTAATTCTCCCCTCTGAAAACTCTTCGGTGTGTACTCGCCTATCAACATAGTAGCTATCCGTGACTATCATCTTACGTGCGCCATCATCGGGATGAGGGAACACTTGGCGGATTCGCCAGCCGACTCGTAATCCATAGTTCTTTTCATCAACAATAGGATCAACGCAATCAGGCGGTATCGTCGTAATGGATAGGTCAGGGTTGATTACGAAGAACGCATCCCCATGTTTTAAGCTACCTTCATAAGCTCTCAATATATCCTCATGGTGTACGGCAAACCATTCTTCAATCTTACGCTTTACCGTCTTACTTGGATATAAAAATGTAGGTAGATTACCAAGTACCCATGCAGGTATTTTATGGACGATAGGTCTGATAAATAAACCAGATACTTCCAACCCTGCAACTTTACAATAATATGCTCTAGTCCAAAATTTGTAGTCTGTGCGGCCCCACGAGTAGGTGGGACTCCGCATAATAGACGTTGATCTTCGGGTGAAAACCGAAAAACTACGAGAGATATCTCGAGTAACGTCATAATATAACTCTGTGATTCTATCCCAGATCTGATTGAGTCGCATTTGTCGCTCTCGTAGATGTTCTGATCACTCTGGTAGTGCGTACAAAGGGCGAACGGGTCTTCAAAGTCACGGCAGAACTAGCCCCAACTGCTTCTGGTTCGAAATTTCCTTGCTCTGGCATCTGCCCCCGTCCCGTTACGGAAGCAGATACCATTGCAACATCACCACCAAGAAGGATCAGCCGAGCACATTGCCCAAGTGCGAAGCTAGTGGCACGATCATCATGTTCGTATTCCGGAGCTTTTAGAGTGCTGCCGACAATAGAAGCAAGCTGTTGATAGGTTTGGAAATCATGTACAGACACTTCCTTGTCTTGGATTGCCTTCGTACAGTGTGTATACATCAACGCTTTGCCTCTGGTCGTGTTATGCCAACCAGGCCTGCCGTCAAAACCGTTAAGGATTCCGTCAAAAGCATCTTCAGAGAGCTTTAGCAAGACAGCATGTCCGTGATTGTTGCGCTCTACCAGCACATCAGCGTCGTTGAAGTACCTTGCCAGTTTCTGGATATAATCACCAAAGGTGTTCGGCTGAAGCCTTCCGGCCAGCACAGCTACTTCCTCGCCAGTATGTAAATCCAATACCGTCGCCGAAGACTCATCTGAGTTGGGATTGCCTTCTGCAGGGTCTACTCCTATTACATAAGCGTGACCATCTAGCGGCTTTGTGAATACTTGTAGACCAGGCAGACCCACGTTATCATCGCCCTCTAACTCTGTATAGACGGCCTCTAGCCAATCATGTGGAATTCTTTTATCTAGAGAGCGAGGCTTTAGGGCTTCGGCATCTGTAGCAGGATACTGCTCGTAAAG